CTCGGCCTTCAGTACACTTTAGTGTACACTTATCCTGCCTTTCGGCACCTATAAGTCAGGTCTGTACGCTTTTTCCCGGGTTGTTTGCCCGGGATTCCATGAGCGGTTGGAAAGAATGATCTGGAGTACTCGTAGACGTGAACCGTTTGTCTTACTATACTAAGGATCCTTCCACCTTTCCCACTTATCTAAGTTTCTTCTAAACGATAGTATTAATTATGAAATATAGCTTAAAAACTAAATGTCAAAATTCCGACTATAATATAGCAAAAATTATTAGTAATATGGGAGTACCTGCTGTTTCAATACCTGTTAAGGCATCTGAACCTGCAGTTAAACCCGTATTCCTCGACCAGAGTTCTCGTGTAACAATTGTTACCGAGTTCAAAAGTATTGTTAGACTTGCAAATGCTAGTATAAAAGTACTTTCGCAACATAGGATTGATCCTGTGTCGCTTGGTTCGAAAAAAGCTTTGATTGAACAGCTTAAAAGCGTCCAATTAAAACTGGAAAAATTAGAAACCAAAATAGCCTCGGCTATTATGGTTAAACCAGATAAATAGTCCGTGGACTCTTATATGACTAATTTTACTATTACTTTATTGTGACGTTATTGTATTAAAATCCATATAGACCACACATCCTTTTGAATGTGTTTCCTATCTGGCTACAATAGAAACTAGAGTTAGTACAATGATCACCATGTGAGCAAGGTACAAAATTAAACGTTTTCACGTATCCAGTCTACACTGTAAATCCCGCCTTTCGTTTACGAGGAGATGTTTTAAGTCTACTAGTACACGGCCACCACATTTAAAATGAAAAAAACAAATGATGATGGACAAAAGGAAGGTTAGTCAATTTCTCAATTGGCTATACTTGTTACACAATATTCCGCAAGAAAAAAAGCATTACCTCGATGAGTTTATTGTAACTTTACGTCACTATGAACGTCATAAGGGTTCTACTTTCCTACTTTTAGTTATTAAAGAAGTCCGTATTGCTTTAGAAGCATATCTCTGCGGTTCGGTTATCCCGAAATGTAGATATATTCGTCTGAATTACAGTGGAATTCCAATAATCCTAAAAAAGGCTATCCATAGTCTTAAGAGTGGTAATACATCGCTGCAAAGCATTGTGCTCTCAATCTTAACTATTGGTAGAACGGCGAAATTTCAAAAATCTCCCGACTTTAGTACCATTACTGGTCCTATCACTGGGGTTGTGGATATTCCAAAACACATCTATAAGGGATTTATCAAGCATTTCGCTCGTTTAATACCTAAGGTGTCTAGTAAAATTCCTCTTTTTGAATCGTATCACTTTTCGGTCAAATCCTCCCCTCTTGGAGATAATAGTATGGAATCTATGATAGTAGAGCTTGTTTGTCTACCACCGGAGATTTTAAATGCTATCTACAAGGTTGGGGGTAAAGACCTTAAATTTAGAATGGAATTTATTATTTCAAATTTTACAAAAATTAGCGGAGCTATTCCTAATTTTCGAGCTGTCGTAGATAAACTCATCGATCAACATAAGTTGAGAGATGGTTTTATTATGCCAGAAGATATATTCAATAAGAATGACTTGTTTTATGTCTTCCTTAGTAAGTATATTAGAAAAATGGTTACCTTCGCTGAATTTGAGGGTAAAACCCGTATTATCGGATTATGTGATTATTGGTCGCAGGTTGCCTTAGGGCCACTTGCTACACGATTCTTCACTATTCTTGAAGCTCTTCCGCAAGACCAAACATTTGGTCAGGCAGCAGGGTTAAAAGAATTTACCTTTTCATCTTCAAAAATATATTATTCACTTGACATAAGCGCCTTCACAGATAGATTCCCAATGGAGATAATCTCTACATTGATAAGTTATATGTTTGGGCCTAGTTACAGTGATAATGTATCTTTAATTTTGTGCAGTCTACCATTCTGATCTCCTGATTTATCTGATTTCATATCATATAAAGTTGGAAACCCGATGGGAACAAAAGCTTCTTGAGCTTTGACTACACTTTGTCACCACCTCATTATATTCTGAGCCTGCGCAAGAACTAATTCTAGTTTTGCACGTGCTAAGTATAGAATGCTAGGTGATGATATTGTAATTTGAGATAGCGTACTTGCGAATGAGTACAAGTACCTCATAAACAGTTTAGGTGTAGATATTTCTGTTAAGAAAACTATAGTCGGAAACACAGGCTTTAGCTTTGCTAAAAGGATATTTACATCTTCTGGTGAAATATCACCAGTTTCGTATAGACTATGAAATCACTCAATGACGAATTTCTCGGCAATGATTGAGCTTATAGCACTAGCGAAAGACCGTTTCTCTGGGTCCTTGCAATCATTTTCATACTTGTTGGAAAGCACAATGATCTTAGCTACAAAATCAAACAAAACGCCTAGGCATTTTGTTAGAAAGTTTTGGCTACGAAATAAATTGTTCCTTCTTGATGATAGTATTAAAAAAGATAACTTCTTTGCTAGAGTGCACCATATTATTCGTACATATGGGGGGCCTAAGCTTAGAGTTTTTTTACCATGAGTTGTTATAGAGAACATCATTAAGATGATTCTAAAACCAATCATGTTACTATTAATCCAACAACAAGTATTAAAATTCCATGGTTATATAGAGCTACAGCCGGAAAATATTCCTGCCGAATCTCAGCCTAACCAATTTCAACGTGAATATCTAATCGCCTTCGGTCTTGCCGACGATGATGAGATAAATGACCTTCTAAATATCTGTCTGCCACATCTTTGAATAAATGAAAATATTATTCAGAAAGAGGTTGTCAAACTGGTACTTAGTTGTGCATCGGGTGAAGTATCTTCCGAAGACTATTTAGACATGTATACCGGTCTAAAGATTCTTTGTTATGATAGGATAATGCGAGAGACTATTAAGTCTAACGAATTAACACCTTCATCCGCACGTGACATTGAAATTTCTCGAACTATGATACGCTTAAAAGACCTTATGATTAAGGCAGTGCCTCTAAGATTACAGGAGATAATTAATTATACCCCTTTAATGCTTATTGGTAATGCCTTTAAGGCTATCATAATTCTTAGTTCCATTCGAGAAACAGGGTACGGGCGTAATTACTCCGTTACCAATGTCTCGTCTGAACGTGTTTTATGACGAACAAGTACAGCTTGAGAGCTTATACTCATAATTAGGTAATTTATACGAAAGTATATGTTATAAAATTAATCACTTTGTTTACAGAGTGCTTATGGACCTAAT